TGTCGTTCATTCTGGTGGGTATGTAGTGGCAACCGCTGCGAATGCGCCAGGTGTCAGCAGCAATGCGGATTGCATTTATCGAGATCGTTTCATTAGGCCAGTTGGTCATGCAATCTATGCTAGCCGCCAAGGTGATTACACTGATTGGTCATTCAGTTCGGATTTAAGCGATGTGGGGCGTCCATTTGTGATACAGCTGTCTGAGGCTGGAGAACTTGGCAGTAACGTTGTGGCGATTACCCCGCACAAGGATGCGTACTTGCTGGCTGCTACAAGTGGTTCGTTGTGGGTCGTTCAAGGCGATCCGACTGCCGATGGGCGATTGCAGAACATTTCTCGCGATGTCGGCATGGTTGGTCCGAGGGCGTGGTGTCGCGATCATCTCGATCGGTACTACTTTCTTTCGTCGCATGGTTTGTACACGGTTTCGGCAAGTGGCGATGGATTGCAAGCTGTGTCAGAGGATGTCATTCCTGTAGAGTTGACTGGGGTTGTGGATACTGAGGAGGCTCGGGTTGTTTTGGAATACGACCACGAGACTCGCGGTGTGTATATCCACATTCCCGATACGGTGTCTTGGTTGTACGACACTGAGCGTCAAGGGTTTTGGCCGTTCAGGACTGACTATGCTGGTTCGCATATCGCGATCGGTCCACTGCTTCTTGGTGACGGCAACACGTACGGTCGGCTTATTCAACTGCACGGAATTATTGCTAGTGGCAGCGCGAATGTCATTTGGCGAGTCTTGGTGGCTGATACTGCAGAACAAGTGTGTGCAAACGCTAGGGAAGCGGTGAACACTTTGATTCAGGTGGAGAATGGCGATATTCCGATACAAGCTCCAGGGGGCGTTCAGAGTATTGGATCCTGGACGGCAGGAGTGAATCACAGGAACTACCCTCGCGCAAGAGGCAAGTACATGATCTTGCTGTTGTCTGCTTTAAGTGGTGACTGGGGGTTTGAGGGTGCGTCGTGCGTTATAGAGCCATCAGGAAAGTGGAGGTAGATATATGCCGTTAGAAGTGCCAGAAATACCAGACGTACCAGAACAAAACACTGGTCAGGGAATTATAGATCTTCCTCGCGTCGTTAATCCAATTCTAGGTGTAGTTTGGAATACGCACACTGTTACGCGAGTCCCAGAAAATGTCATGGGGTGGCTGGTTGCGCAAGGTTACCAAGTTACTGGCATCACTCAGGACACAAGCACGACCCCTCCAACTAATTACTTTGCTTTAACAAAAGAGGAGATGGATACTCAGGCAACTTTGCTGAGCGTGTGTAACGCCTACACGACCGCGGCAAATGAAGCGAGGGATGCTAACGAGTTCCGATACAACCAAGTGGTCGAGAACTGGGCAACGATGCTCAGCACATCGCACGATCATTTTGATGCGCAGACACAACAGCAAAATGCTCAAGCCGGAATATTCTTCTCCGACTTGGATAGTTACATGAGTGCAATAGAAACTCTCATTGCAGAAAACCAGTCGGAATTGGCGTTTGATGCGGCTGAAGCAAAAGTCGCGTTATTGGTAATGGATACGAGATTGACGGAGCTGGAAGAAAACGCATCGGATAACGCGATCACCATTAACAACTTGCTGACGGAGCAAGATGCTAGCTTGCAGGCTTACATCACAGCCTACAACGCTCGACTTGCTGAATTGCAGCAGAACGTCATTGACCATATCGACACAGTTCAGGGGCAGGTTGATGCGTTGGAGACAGTGCTGGACGATCACGTTGCCGATTATGTCCAACAGTTTGATTTGCTTTTGGCGAATTACAACAATCATGTCAATGATATCGAAGGCTTGTTGTCGAACGTGGCTGTTAATGTTGGCGAGTACGTTACTGCTGTTGCTGCGATATTGACCGCGATGGATGTTGACTACCAAACCGTATCAACAGATCTTGGTGCTATTAGATTAGAGGCCGGGACGCTGGTAGACAGCCATGTAATTGATTACGGGGCAGTCTTGGCTTTATTGAGCAGCGACTACACGGCACAGGCTGCGACAATCAGAGCAGTCGTTAACTTCTTGAATCCAGATTACGCATCGCACGCTATAAGCACGCGAGGTATCACGGATTCTCTGAATTTCGAATACACAACGCATAGCGGTACGGCAACGGGATTGCTGGATGGGCTCGGAACGACTGAGATTGCCAGAATTAACGAGGAAGCTGCGTCAAAGTTGTCCGTACAGATGCAAATGCTGGTGTCGAAGGGGTTGTATATGTCGACGATCCCTGTCGATGTTACTCAGCGCAATTGGCGTGATAGAGACGAGCAGATCCAGCTACACCTTGATCGATTGAACCGGGAGAAGCTCGACAATCAGCACAAGCTTTACGATCAGCAACGTTCTGTTCGCTCTCAAACGATGGATAACGAGCACAGGCTGTACGAGCAACAGCGTGCAATGCGATCGCAGATGATAGATGCAGAAATGCGTTTGTACGAACAGCAACTTGGAATGCGAACTCGTACGCTTGAAGGCAAGAACCAACTGCATACTGTGCAGCAGGAAGTGTTGAGGTATCAAGCTTCGCTTATCAGTGGGGTGTATGCCTTGCTGCAGGATACTCGCAATCGTGTACTTTCGGGCAAGCAAGCGATTTTCTCCGCAAAGGATGCCAATGAACGACTCGGTATTGAGGTACAGTCGCGGTTATACGCACAGCTGCAAGATGTTCGTCTAAAAACAATCGAGTCGTCAGATCGGATTTATCAATTACGTGATGCTTTTGCGAAGTTTGCTAACAACGAAACGCACAAGCTGTACGAACAACTGCAGCAAGTAAAGCAGCAGTTCATCGAGTCCACCGAACGGCAGCTTGCCGCCAAACAAAGCGTTACTCGAGCAGAAATGTCGCAACGGGATATTCTATTGCAACAGCTTCAGACGTCGCTTACTGGGATCCTTGGGGGCAAGGAGCGATTCTCGAACTTGCTAATGCAAAACGCTAACACTCTTTCTGAGCATAAGCATAGAGCCATTGTTGAGAGAATGAACACCGCAGCTCAAAGGCTCGATGGCTGGAAGTCAATTGCCGAGGAGAATCGCAAGCTGATGATGTACCAGTTAGACGAGAGGAACAAGCTACTTATCGGCATTTATCAATTTGTCGAGAGACGTGAGGATGTAGGACCATCTTGGCAAGATGCGGCAAAGGTTGTCGCATCGCTTGGTGACGCTGCTGGAGGTTGGATTCAGCCCTAACAAGTTGATTGTGGTATAGAATGTTTTTTGGTAATTGATTTTTTAAGGAAAAATAAAATGGCAAGTCCAGTTACGATCCCAGGCGACCTTGTTGTAGCGGGGTCAATTCGAGTAAACGGCACGATATCGCCACCGTTAGCCAAGTCTGGCATTTTGGCTTTGGCAGAACTACAAGCGTTTCCTGTCCCTCTGACAGATTTCCGAGTATGGGATGCCATGCAGACTAATCTGCCTGGAACACCAGCCACTGACGATCTTGGTTTGGTGGGAGGAACATTCGGCACGGCGACACCATCGCTGCGATCGGAAGACCTTAAGACTCTCGGCGCGACGAACAAGCGTGCGAGAGTCTTGGTGCAGCTTCCATGGGAATATCAAAGTGGGCAAAGCGTCACGTTGCGATTTAAGGCTGGAATGATAACGACAGCTGCTGACGGTTCAGCAACATTGGATTGCGAAGCGTACAAGTTGCAGGATGATCCTGATGATGCGATCGGGTCGGATCTTGTCAGTACGTCAGCTACTACCATGAACAGCACTGCGTTTGGAAATATTGATTTCACGATCACTCCGACGTCTCTGTCGCCAGGGGATATTCTTGACGTTCGCGTGACCTGCGCTGTCAGTGATGCTGCTGGGGCTACAGCTGTGATAGCAGCGATAACATCTTGCAAGCTTTTGTGCGACGTTCGGTAACTAATTTCTGGAATGCACTCAACTCGTGACACCGTGTCACGAAATATTGGAGCGGTCTAAATGTTTCGAAAACGCCGCCGTCCTACCCCTGGATTTGGCATTCCATCTCCGTTCAATCCTATACAGGGTGAGAACGCTAATCTGCGACAGGACGGGGTATCTCCGTTCTGTGCGATGATGCAGGTAGCGGCAGAAGACATATACGCCGACTACGTTATTTGTCGAGGGTTTGATCCGAGAATACTGCGGTTCGTTGACTACGCGGAAGGAGACGCAAGCAAGCCCGGCATTTCTGTAGCGAAGCCATTTGGTAATCGGATAATCGGTAGATACCAGATTGCAAAAGTCTACCCAGCGTTTCTACCAACGCAGGGGAATAGCGATTATTCTGGTTTCAAGCAACTGACGTATATTCCACCGTCACCAGTCGCTGTTGAATGGCGTGTTGGTCAGAACCCCGGTGTAGTTACTGGTGCGTCAGGTGGAGGTCAGCCAGACAACTTAACTGACACAATTGAGATTCTATACGACCACAATAACAAAGTGGTCAACTGGATGCTAATTGACGCTGCTGCTGATGTTGCGTTGCGTTCAATAACCGGCATAGTGACAGCAATTGGAGTCGAAACCGATCCTGATCTTGTTGGATTGAATTACGCTGACGTCACTGTAATAGAAACGTCGAGCAAAGAACTGATCGGAACGACGATCAGGATACATGATCGGAAAGGTTGTATTTTCGATGTTGACGTGACGGACTACTGTGTTTGGGCTCATGAGTTGTGGGCTATATCTATGGATGAAGCGGAAGACTGCACGCACATGGTTAAATATTGGTCTGCGGACGATCGATGCTGTGCTTCTGGTACTGCAATTTACCGAACGTGTTAAAGGAGGTGGATTGTGGGTCCAAGAAGATGTCACGATTGTGGATGTCCGTTGATTACAGATCCGTGGATCAAAGCAAAGCTCGAATTTCTAGGTCTGACGTTAGAGGTTGAGTTTCCTCCTGCTGACTCGTCGTGTTGCCAGGAAGAGTTAAGCGAATGCGTAGATGTTGGCGAGCCGTATGTTGTGCGAGACTGCTATATTCATGTTGGCACGCCATTCACTTGGGTGGAAAATCTGTTCGGATATCTTGGAACTTCCGGTCCGTGGTGTGATTGGCCGTTAGTGGTTGTGCCTTACACTGCTGTTGATTCGTGCTGTAATTCATCTAACTATCGTTTCGAGACAACTGGTACTACCAGGATACGGCACTGGGTTTGGATTCAGGCAAGGGCAAGGTTTCGCATTTGTTACTGCACAACAGAAGATGGGCAGCCGGGCTATCGAATGCGAATAGAGATCACTTGGCGCATTACTTTGATTCAAAACACATCGGAACTCATAAAGTATCGATACAGGAAGTACACAAGAGTTTGCGATGAGTACTACAGTTCCTCTTGCGTGTCTGATCCTGCAGAACCGGGCTGGACAGATATCAGTGGAAGCAACGAGCCTAATGCTCCATTTTTGAAGCATGGGCAACTTGGAATGGAGGATTGTCCTGTTAGACCTGCGCTTAATCCGACTTTCGATCCTACATGTATTGGTTCATGCTCGGAAATTGCTCTTGTTCCAGGTTGTCTTGATCCGGGTGATTACTACGTTGAGCAATACTGCATTGACGACACGATAGAAACGTGTTCTGGCCCTGCCGATCTTCGCATACCTTCTCGCTGGAATATTGTTGGGTATTCCGGTTTCGGTTCTTCAAATCACGATGGTTCAGGAGTCTGGGAGTCGGGAGTTTTAGGTCTAACTCCAAATTGCACAGAGGACTCTGGAGATAATCCAATGACTATTGAAGTGTCTAGGGCGCCGTCCGAAATAGAGCTGATACCAGAATGTCCCGATGTTTACGGGGCACCGCAAGCTCCGTACGTGATAACGTTCCCATCTGTTATTTCAGTGTGTGTTGAACGCGATGGAGCCGTAACACCGTGTTAGATCCGTTGGCGCAGTACATTGCGATATTGCAAAAGCGAAGTCAGGTTATTCCAAGCGTTGACGAGATCGCCAAGCAGAACACGACACAAGTAGATATTCCAGAAAGGTTCGTTGAGTCCGAGAGTGTACGTCCCATATCGGCGGTCGGTCCAGAGCTTTGGCGAGATCTGTTCGAGACTGTTAAGTCGCAGAGTGATTTACTGTTGTGGGAGGCTCGGTTGCCAAAATACGATTGCCCCTGCAGCAGCTTTTACAAAAAGTGGAAGTCGGTGAATCTTCCTGTGTTTCCTCTTACGAACAGATGGAAGTACGATTTGAAGTCTGCGGTGAACGCGAAACTCAACAAGCCAAACTTGTCGTGGAGAGAAGCGTGTGAGTTGTTGAATTGGGATGAGCCCGTAGAGCTATTGCCTCCAAGTCCGTGCCAATCCAATCCGCCAGTCAGGTTAAAGCGAGACTTGGCGATAGTAACTGCGCTGGGACCGAATCGAATCGCAAGGCAAGTGCTGTGTGTCAATAGCTGGCTAGATTCTGGCTTTCATGTGATTGCAAATCAAACAGCAACGGAGATGGAGACATTTCCTAAGTTGTTCGAAGCGATCAGCGATCGCATTGAATGGCGAATAAACAACGACGTGGAAAGCTTCTACAACTTCAAGACGCAGAAGATAAGGAATCTTTTGGCGATTGAAGACGCAATCTTGATCAACTCCGATTGCGAAATGGCTGGGGAATACGATTGGCGACCGGGAGATGTATCGACCTTCTTTTTGCGATGGAACTACAATTTAGGTGAAAAGCCAAGGGAGTTCGAATGGGGTCTTGATGGTGCATGGTTGACAAGAGAAGCGTGGTCATTGCTGCGATCGGACTTCCCGTACTGCATTGGGCAGGCGATGTGGGACTATGCTGTTCCGCACATATTGAAACTTAATGGCGTTCCATTCAGGATAGATCATAAACCTTGGTTGTTCCATGAGGACCACAAGCAAAACTGGTTGCAAGCTTATTGGCAAAAAGGGGCTGATTGGTTGGAGAACAATGGCTACCATTCACCTCTCAACTATTCGGATGTATTTAGGCAGTCATTGGATCCAGAATGGTACTATGACTACAACCGATACCTTTGGGTGAAGAAAGAGGTTTGAACTATGATGTACTTGGCTTCTTATCCAAGATCTGGCAATAAAATGTTTTTGCATGCTTTGCATTATGGGCTTGGCATGAAATGCAGGACGATTTACCACGTTCCTGATGTTCCTGCTGAAATTGCCCCACGGTGGGATAGAGTTGAGGAGGTTGATTTCCTCAAGACCCACGAGCTTCCGAGGGGTAAGACGCCGGCAATTTATCTGGTTAGGGATCCGAGGGACGGTTTTTGTTCGTACGCTATATGGACGCAAAAATCTACAGAGTGGACGGACGAAACAAGCAAGATTGCTGATGCTTTTATTGAGAATCGCTCTTATGGATGCAGTGTTTCGTATGGTGGTTGGAGTGAGCACGTTAGGCAGTGGCGGGAAGCGGCAACCTTTGTTCTCAGGTATGAAGACTGTTATATTGATCCGATCGGGGCGTTGCAAAGGGTTCTGAATATTCAAGAGCGTTCTGGGGATATGCCAAACTTCGAGTCGTTGCAAGAAAACTGCAATTGGTACTTTCAGCGTGGTCGTCCAGGTCGATGGGGCGACATGCCTGAATGGCTTGTCAGGAAAACGGAAGACCTGCACGGTGAAATGATGCGAGAGATGGGATATCTAGATAAAAGTCCAAGCGAGCAAGGAAACTACTGATGGCGATACGATTAAATCACGAAGCAGCGGCTGCTTTTGTTCCTCCAAGTGCTTCGAATAGAAAGTATGGACAGCAGCTCGTGTTGCAGCAGCAGAAGTTCGCGAACGACCAGCGACAAGGTATGCAGGACCGGATGTACGACCAGCAAAGGGAGTACAGGCGTACCGCTTATCAGCTTCAGAAGGATCAGACCGATCGCTTTGTTGACAACCAAAGGATGCAAGAGCAGCAGAAGTTCGCTGAGAGGATGCAGAAGAACTCGCTAGACGCACAGCAGCAACGAGATCTACAGGAAGCACAGCGACGATCCCAGATGATGGCTCAACAGCAGGAGATGCAACGAGCTGCGCAGTTGAAGGCACAAGAACGTGCAGATGACGAAGAAGCTATGCGGTCGGGTGGCTACGATTCAGTTACAGCCTTGGAGATAAAGAAGAGCTACGCGCGCGAGACGAAGATTGACTTGGACAAGGGCTTGGATGAGGCGCAGAAGGCTCAAGCTCATGAAGAGAATCGAGCAATAAGAAGCAAGCTTCAAGAGTCTCGTATTCCTACACCTTCAATGGCAGAGCAGGCAAATCGAAATCTGAGGCATTACGTTCCAAGCTTGCAACAGTACGCTACTCCCGAGCAGCTGCAGGAGTTGAGGAAAGCAGATCCAAATATTGAAGTGCAAGTGTTCCAGGACGGCAAGATGCTTCCTGGTCCGACTCCAAAGCAAGGTCCGATGACGGCGCAGGATTACTACAGAGCGGACGATGCGAAGTTCAACAAGGATCTCTC